TCGGCCACACACCACGCAGTAATAAACATCTTCGTCAATCATTCTGGGTCTCTCCATAGGTCGGGCGTTGCCCACAAAAACAAGCACTCCCACACTCTGTAGTGCTCGGGGTGCAGCCGGTCGTGATAAAGCTGGGCCAGCGCAAGCTGGTTGTCCCGCTCTTGCAACCACCACTCTTGTGCGGTGTACGGGAAATACTTGCGGGTCATTTGTTCTCCACTCTTTCATACGTGGCTTCAAAAATGTCCGGCTTGCAGGGGTAGTGTTCGCCTTTGACTCCGGTGATGATCCAGTCGCCGGGGGTTACAAACATCGGCCCCTCAAGGGTATCGACCCTTGGACGATCACTGAGTTGTCCCATCCAGACGGCAGGGTGGTCGCCCATCTTGAACCACTGCGTGGCCTCAATGACCACGGGCTTCTTTCTGAATTTCATTTCTTCACTCCAAATGCTTCGCGGATCAGGTCCGCAGAATGAAACGGCTCGGCTTCGTATGCAATCTCAGCGCAGCGGTCTGCGACAAGGGCGGCGAAGCGTTCAATCCTCACACCAAAACCGTCAGACAGATCGTCGCCCATCTCCCAGCCAGCCTCTTGCGCCATCTTGATGATGTCTTCTTTCATGATTGCTCCTTGATCAGATTCACAACATCCTCATGCGTCAGGCCAAGCGCTTCCAAGTCTGCGGGTCTATACATAACGGTGCGTTTAACTGGCTCCTGCTCTGGCTCTCCCCTTGCGCGGATAGCGGCAGCGGCTTCAATGTAGGTCTTGGCGTTAAACGCCACCTTCGCACACGCCTCGCGCTCGGCCAGCCGCCCTGCTTCAAACCCTTCCTGCCACGCCATTGATGACTGCGGTGGGTTGTTGGCAATGACAAGGGCGGCGAAGCGTTCAAGGTATCGTGGTTCTAAGAAGCGAACCTCAAATCCGTTGTCGTGCGCCCCAGCCCGCCGCGCCAGCTTGATGATGTCTTCTTTCATTTCTCATCCCTCCATGTGCCATCTTTAAAAATAAACCGTGTAAACAGCAGGTTCCATGCTTTGTCGTAGTGAACCACCATGCATGGCAGTTCTCTGAACGCAGGCCCGGTTGGTTGAAGACACAGACCACTCTTTTGTTGATGCGGGAAGTAGTACATGGTTGTGTGTGCTTCCTTGGGTGTATCTGGCGGCGTGATGAAGTCGTACAGATCGCGTTTCATGCTTGCCCCCTTGCTCGGATTGCGGCGGCGTATGTCGGCCAAGCCAACAAAGTGTTTTTGTCCTCACACACCTTCGCACACGCCTCACGCTCGTCAGTTTGCCCTTTTTTGTAAGCGTTCTCAGCCATCGCGACTGCATCAGATGCAAGCATCCAAAGGTCGCCATCAAACATTTTTGCTGGTGTCATTCTTGCCCCCTTGCTCTGATGGCGGCGGCGCAGGCGTATCCGTGCGATTCATGGTCTGCGTCAGAGGTATCTGTGTACCCTTCACACAACATTGCACACGCCTCGCGCTCGGCTTGCACGCCATTGACCATCCCCCTCGTCCAATTCTCAGCAATCTGCCACTCAAGTTCTTGCAGCAGGTCTTCAACCGTGTCCCCGTGGCCGGTGGCGTAGCCTTTGGCAATCATCCACTGAGCCACCTTGTTGCGCTCGGCTGCTTGGGCCATGTGGAAGAGGCGTTCAATCTGCGCAAGTTCCTCGATTTCGGAGTCGCACAAAGCACCTTCCTTGCCGCCGTACAAATGCAGAATTACAGCACTGCGCAGACCCGCCTCCCGCGCCATGCGGATGATGTCGTCGCGGGTCATGTGTTCTTCTCCTTAAGTTCATCAATCTTTTTTTGCATACTTGCCGCCATTCGAAAGCCCGATAGCCTGCAAATAAGTTCGTCGCAGAGTTTTGTCAGGCGCTCAATCTCGTTGTGCTGGCGGCGCAGTTCGACTGCGGCAGGCTCCCCCTGCGTCCACATCTCCAATTCGTCAGCCAGCCGTAGGGCTTTGGGTTGTTCAGTCATCGTGGCCCCCTGCTATCCACACGGCAGTGCCACCAGTGTGTTCAAAGTCTTCTGTCTTCAGACGGATGTAAGCCTGCCCGTTTACACCAGCATTTTGGACATAGCCTTGGATGCCCCAAGACTTGACCTCAGTGACCACAACCATGCAGGCACCGAACATTTCTTTGTCAGGATTGACCTGAACGATGTCACCGATGTTCATTCTGTCCTCCAAACCCTGATGGAGCCGTCAGGCATCTTGCGGGTAATGAACTTCATTCCATTTTTTTTCCCGTAACGAGAGGCAGAAATTGCAACAGTGCTCCGATTAACACCACTTGGAATTTCAAAGCTGTCTCCAACTTGCATTTCGGGGAAAGGGAACTTGCTGGGAATGGGGATGTTTTTTTGGACGATCATTTCTTGTTTCTCCTTTTTCGGTAAACCTTCATTTGCGGCATTTCCACAGTCATGTTCTGTGGCTTGGTGGCAAGGTGGGCGGCAGTTCTCTCTGCGTAAGGGGAGGATGGCTCAATGCCACCCCTCCTCTTTTCATTGACAACCCTGCTGGCTTGATAAGACGAGCGCCTTGACGTTTCAAAGTCTTTTAAACTGATCTGCGGCTTGTAGTTGCGCCAGTCAAACGGGTCATTCATGCTTGCCGGGCCTCTAGCAACACTTGAGAATTTAAACGTGCATCAAGATCCATGATTGCATCTGCAAGGTCTCGATCCAGAAGGTGCAGCTTTTGAGTCCATCGGGAGATGGTCAGTTGAATGTCCCGCAGCATCTCTTCCTTCATCCTTGCATCGCTCATAACCTCTGAGGTGAGCCTGTACCCGCCACCAGATTCACGATCGACCGGCAGGCTTACAAAAGCTCTAATCTCAACAGGGGCAGAATCAATCAATGTGATCTTGCACCTCTGAATCAAAGCCCTTGCTTGCTGCAATCGATACTTCTGTGCAGCCTCCGAGTCATCCCACTCGAAATGTTTATGCAAGATGCTGCCCTCATCACGGGCTTCGTTTAAAACATCTTCCACCTTCAAGACTCCGCCATTTTGACGAGCCATCTTTGTTAACAACTTGCGTTCCTGTTCCATGTCTTTCTCCTTAAGTTAAAAAATTGCCTGCATTGCCCTGTCACAACATGCCTAGTCGAGCCATGCCTGCCAAACCCAAACACACCATACTTCGCCCTTCCGTGCCTCGCCTAACCTTGCCTGCCTCGCCACGCCAAACGAAGACGTACCTCTCCTAGCCTTGCCTGCATTACCGCTCCGGTCCTAAACAAAACTATCCGTGCCTGCCGAACCTCGCTGCGCCCTGCCATGCCATGCCACGCCTGCCGTATTTAACCTTGCCCTGCCCCGCCATGCCACGCCTGCCGCACCACACCACGCCGTGCCGTGCTAAGCCTCCCCTAGCCTGCCGTGCCGTTCCTTGCCATAACGAGCCACACATTGCCAAGCCTGCCTTGCCATGCCACACCTAACTCGGACTCTCCTAGCCTGCCGTACCCTTCCGTGCCATACCGGTCCAAAACTCAACGCTCCTAGCCTGCGTTGCCGTAACTTACCATGACGAATCGCGCCCAAACGCTCCTCTAAGAGCCTAGCCTGCCGCGCCGGGACGGGCCAATCCAAGCCTGTCCCATACTTGACGAGCCTGCGGCGTTAATTGATCCCAAACTTTGAGACCACTTCCTTTTCCCGATCACTCGGGACCACTTGGAACAGACCAAACCCACAGCCAGCAGAGGCTTTGCTGTCAGGGCGTCCTGCTCCAATTCCGACTTGCAATCCACAGCGGGATACAAGATTTAAAACGTCAGCCATCTTGAACTGATCAGTGTCGTAGCGGACACGAAGCTTTGCTGCCCAGTTACGGTACATCGGACGTGAGCGCACATCAACCACGCCTGTTGCGTTCCTTGTGTGTGCCGTGTATGTGTGGCTCTCGCCATAGACACGAACCAGAGGAACTCCATCGTTTACATCAAAGCCGTCTGCCTCGATGAATGTGGAAAGCTTGGCAAGGGTCATCTTGAATCCAACCAGACGACACGCGCTAATCATTGCGGCTCGGAAGGCGGCAGCATTCATGCCCTCCCATCCCTCAGAGCTACGAT